CTGTAAAAAAGCATGCTTGCCGATGCCCGCCACCCCGCACCCGTATAATCCCGGTACCATCTAGCCCAATGTCAACTTGTCACACCCTGATGTCAACTATAACACCCGCAACATCAACAACTTCCACCACCCCGAAAAATAGTGATTGTCAACTACCGGAGAATCTGAATGCTCCCGCTCGTGCATACGAGAATCGAGTTTTTCGGTCGCCCTTATCGCGGGCGCCTCGCCATCACCCGAGGGTTGTGGCAGATGGGCCTGTGCGTGAATCTTGGGTCGTTCCTGGTGGGCGTCTCCATCTTCAGCCTGCGCTACCCCAGCTTCGAGCTGGACGTCGGATTCTTCAGCGTGGACGTCTCGCGCCAGCAAGTCTGGACTCACTCCCGATGAACCTCATCCTGGACGAGTTCACCTCGCTGAAGGTGTCACGCCAGCGGCGCTATCAGCTGCGCCGCGAGCGGGATGGTCTCTGCCGGCTCTGTGGCGAGCCTGTGGAGGCCCCGAGCCACTACTGCGCGAAGCACCGCGCCGAGCAGGCGGCGAGGATGACCCCGGACGGCCTCAAGCGGCGTCGTCGCCGGAAACTCCGCCAGCTTCGTCAGTCCCGCCCGGTGGACCCCCGAGACCTTATCTGAACCATGCCTGTCACGCATACATCCGGCACGAAAATCGGCATGGCCAACGGGCGCCGTGTCAACGCCCAGACCCGCTGGTCCAAGAAGTTCGACGCGTTCGGCGTCATCAATCTGGCGCGCGAGCGGTCCAAGCAGGCCATCCTGAAGCTGGAGAAGCTGATGAATGGGGACGCGGGCACGATCAAGGTCATGAACCCCAAGACGGGGGAGCTGATGACCGTGCCGGTGGAGGTGCCGGCGACCGTGCAGGCCAAGTGCGCGGAACTCATCATCGAGCGGGCCTACGGCAAGAGCCCCCAGGCCATCCTGGTGGACGACGGCAAGAATCTCCTTCAGGACCGGACACTCACCGTCGCCGAGAAGATCGTGGCGCTCCAGCAGGCGCGGGAGGCGGGACCCTCCACCGACCTCGAAGCGTCAGAGATCACCGAGGTGGACGCGACCCCGGCCCTCGCGCTCCCGGAGCCCGCCCCCAACTCAACCATCAACCCCCTGGACCTCATATGAACGACGCCGAAGACGACCTCACCAACCCCACCGATCAAGCCCGGGTTCACGCATCCAAGGACGTGATGTCGGAGCAAGGACTGATTCTGGTGTTGCTGAAGCACCAGTCGTTGAGCACGCAGCTGGACGATCTCCTGAATCAGCAGCGCGAGATAGATCGTCAGATGGTGCGAGTTCGCGATCAACTGCGGGGGATTCGGCAGACCTTGGCGAAGCACACGCAGGCGCTTGAGCAGTCGGAAGCCGTCCTGATCGACGGTTGGGTGCATTACGTGGGTCTGGTGGGGAGCGCCTTCGGAGGCGTCGCGGAGGTCTACCCGCAGATCATCAAGCCTATCGTGGCCGCTGCGTCATGAGAACCCAGCAGGACCTCATTCGCGAGATGCACGCCGCGGCGCCCCCGCGCGCCCCGGAGGATCCGCTCCGGTCGTTCCTGTCGGAAGTGGTCCTGCGCGACCACGCGCGGCTGCTCAAGGTGACTTTGCGCAAGCTGCATCCCGGCGAGCGCATCCGCCCGGGGGACCTCCACAGCGTCGCGGGGGCGCTCGCACGGGTGCCGTGGCGCCTCTGGGGCCGCCGCACGGCCGCGCCGGTGCTCAACGACGTGTATCGACTGATCTGATACCGCATGACGACCGGAGACTTCATCGGCTTCTGGGACTACTTCAGCACGTGCTTCGTGCCCTTTCAGAACCTGGAGCTGCCGCTGAAGCCGCTGCACCGGGGTATGTGCGACCTGCTGGAGCGAGCCGTGCTGGGGGAGCGCGCCAAGAGCTTCTACGTCGTGAACATTCCGCCGCGGGTGGGCAAGACGAAGACCATGGAGGCCCTCGTGACGTGGATGCTCGCCTACTTCCCCGACGCCCAGATCATCTACACCTCCTACTCCAACGACCTCGCCAAGACCTCTGTCCGCTACTCGCAGGAGGTCATGGCCAGTCCGTGGTACTGCGAGCTGTTCTCGACCCGGCTCGGCAACATTCGGCAAGCCGACCACTTCACAACTACGGCAGGCGGCAAGGTCTACGGTGATGGGGTCGGCGGCAGCCTCACCGGCCTGGGGGCGGGGCTGAAGCGCAAGGCCGGCGGGTTCATCATCGTCGACGACCCCGCGAAACCAGACGAGGCCCTCTCGCGGGTCGAGTCGGAGAAGCTGAAGTTCTGGTTCGAGAATACACTGAAGAGTCGGCGCAACAGCTCCTCGTGGACGCCGATCGTGATCTGCGCGCAGCGGCTGTCGACCGACGACCTGCCCGGCTTCCTGCTGGAGAACTACCCCGACGACGTGGAACTCATCAAGTTCCCCGCCCTCGTGAACGGCGAGAGCATCATCCCGGAGACCGTCTCAACGAAGGAGCTGCTCGACACCCAGCGGGTCAATCCGTTCGCCTTCAGCGCGCAATACATGCAGGAGCCGGTCGTCTTGGGCGGCAACCTGATCAAGCTGGCGGACTTCCACTACTACGACTACGGGGAGCCCCCGCGGCTGGAGTTCAAGGTCATCACCTGTGACACGGCGATCAAGGCCAAGCAATCGAACGACTTCTCCGTCCTCCAGTGCTGGGGTCGGTCGCTGCGCCGTGCGTTCCTCATCGATCAGGCCCGCGGCAAGTGGAGCGGCAACGAGCTGCTGAAGAACTCCCGCGCCTTCTACGAGAAGCACAACAAGGCGGCGAGCCCCGTCAACTACATGAGCGTGGAGGAGGCGGCGGTAGGGTTTCCGCTGATACAAGACCTGCGGAAGAAGGGCATCCCCGCCCGCGGCGTCATCCGCACGAAGGACAAAGTCACCCGGGTTCACGAGATGCTGCCGTACCAAGCCACCGGCATGGTCTATCTCCCCAAAGGGGCGCCGTGGCTGTCGGCGTTCGAGGCGGAGTGCGCCCAGTTCCGGGCGGACGGCAAGAGCACGCACGATGATCAGGTCGATTGCGCCACTGATGGCGTAACTTTGTGTTTGGGTAAGGGAACAAGCATCCTAAGTGTCTTAGGACCAAGGAAAAAGGCGGGTTGATTAAAAGACTGGACACAATCTCAGATGGGATTAACGTGCGTAAATGATCCACTCTGAAGCGATCGTTTACAAGGAAATAGTTTTTCGTCGTTATCCGGGGTCCCGGGTAAAGGCTCACCGGAATTACTACCGGCCGCATTCCGGGCACGTCAGCAATGGAGTGCAGGCGCTCCACCAAGAGATCTGGAAGGACCATCACGGGGCGATCCCCAAGGGAAAAGTGGTTCATCACCAAGACGGGAACCCACTCAACAACCAACCCAATAACTTGATCCTTATCACTCAGCGCGAACATCTGGCGGTCCACCGCGCACGAGGCGACTGGGACCCGAGCAGCAGGAAGCAACTCCGGCATTTGAAGAGCATTCGCGGTCTTACTAAAGCGTGGCACAAGTCGACAGCTGGCTGGAAGTGGCACAGCCAAAACTCCAAGCAGTTGTGGAAGAAGAAAGAGGTGATGACGAAAGCCTGTGTTGAATGTCAAAAGACCTTCCGTACGAAAGTCGTTTCGGCTCGCTTTTGTTCAGCGCGATGTCAAGGTCGCGCCCGACGTAAGAACCCGGACCAATACGTGGAGAAAACGTGCGAGGTCTGCGGCGAGAAATTCAGCATCTTCAAATGCGAACTGAGCCGGTCTGACCGACCCGTGCAGCGTACTTGTTCGCGCGTTTGTGGGTGGACGTTGCGGTCGATAAATTAGAGTTGATCGTCGGAGGCCGATCCGTCACGGTCAGCTTTCGTCAGTCGTTCTTTGCACAGTCTCCGGGCTGAGTGGAACGTATGTGGGGTAGAAAACAAGCGAAGGAAGAGTGAACTCCGCCCGGAGACGAAAGACTTTGACTCCCCACCGCGAACTGTTTTTCTGGTCTCCTCTCAAGGGTACTTCACCCCGATAAAAACATGCTCCGGGTCAGAAAGCCGGATACCGATTAACTCCAAAAGCCTTACCAAGATAGCCCGGTGCCTCTCAGCACCGGGCTTCTTCGTTTTCAGGCGTGGCCCTTGGTGGTCTCCTGCGCCCCGGGCTGATGCAGCTTCAGCATGTCCATCATCCCCATGTGGCCGACCTGCACTTTCGGATCGACGTAGATCGTCTCGCCGTGCTCGCGAGCGCGGAGGGAGAACATGAAATCCTCCGGCATCCGCCGCCGATAGCGCCGGCCCGGCACCCACTCACCCTCGACCGGACCCATGGCGAAGACCTCGTGGCCCGTCTCGCCGCGGTAGGCGAAGTCCTCGATCTCGTATTGCCATTCTGGATGCAGGGCGATCATCTCCTCTACGAGCCCGAGGTCGATGCAGGTGAAGCCGGTGGCCACCTCGAAGACTTCCCAGAGCCCGGGCTTCTTCGCCGACTCCTTGGCCCAGCCGCCATAGCTCCAGCGCAGTTCCATACCCTTGAGCGGGTAGAGGCCTGCGATATATCGCACCGCGGGGTCCTTCATCCACGAGAGCAGCTGGCCGAGGTGCTCCGGGCCGAAGACCTCGTCAGCGTCGATGAAGAGGATCTTCGAGGCGTCGGTCTTCGTGAGCGCATGGTGCAGCATCAGGTTCCGCGCATGGGCGATGTCGCAGCCGCCACCGGGTATGAGTTGGAAGCGCCAGTCCTCGATTTTCGAGAGAGCAACGCGGATTAGGGCCATGCTGGTTTCCCAGCGGGTGGTGCCGTCACGCAGGCCCACGCCTATGACGACTGATTTGGGATCTCGGGTCATTGCGCCAAAGAGTTGACAAAAAGTCCGGTCCGTATCAAGACACGAAAAATGCCTTCGGTCATGCCAGCAGCCTCGAACCCGTCGATTATCAGCCGGATCAACAGCTTGGAATCACTGGTCGACGCGCTGACGCCGACGCAGGTTCCCCTCCAAACCACCCAGACGATTGCGCAGCCGTACACGCTGGCCCTGGGCAACGCCTACACTCCGCTCACCCTCAACCGCATCCTGTTGTCGTACTCGTTCATGACGCAGGGACTGGTGCAGACGGTCATCAAGCAGCCGGTTGACGACGCGTTCCGCGGTGGTTTCATCATCAAGACGGACGAACTGGATGAGGCTGAGTTGAAGCAGTTGCACGCCGCCCTGAAGCGCCCGCGGCGCATCGGCCGCTCGAAGAAGCTCAACCGCAATGTCAATCCGAACGCGTGCGTGAACCTCGGGCATTCGGACCTGCGGGTCATCAAGGACGTGCTCAACTGGTCGCGGCTCTACGGTGGCGCCGGGCTCATCGTGAACACGGATCAGGATTTCCGCACGGAGCTGGACATCGAGAAGATCCGGCAGGATTCCCCGCTGGAGTTCATCGCGGCTGACCGCTGGGAGTTGATCCTTTCGCAGACCAACATCTACGCCGAGACCACCCCGACGCCGTTCAACTACTATGGACTGCCGTTGAACCGCACGCGCGTGGTGAAGGTGCTTGGCGTCGAGGCGCCCTCATACATCCGGCTCCGGTTGCAAGGCTGGGGCATGAGCGAGATCGAGCGGTGCATCCGGGCGATCAACTCGTTCGTGAAGTTCGAGTCGCTCATCTTCGAGTTGATCGACGAGGCCAAGATCGACGTGTTCTCGATCATGGGGTTCAACGACTCCTTGCTCACCGACGATGGCACGGCTAACACCCAGCGCCGGGTGGACCTCGCCAACCGGATGAAAAACTTCCAGAATGCTCTCGTGATGGACAAGGAGGACCAGTATCAGCAGAAGCAAATCACGTGGTCCGGGCTGGCGGAGTTGTGGAATCAGCTTCGGCTGAACCTTTCGGCCGCCTTGAAGATCCCGATGAACAAACTGTTCGGCGAGAGCGCCACGGGGTTTGGTGGCGGCGAGGACGCGCTGGAGAACTACAACACCATCGTCGAGCAGGTGCGCGTGGATGCGGACCCCGTCGTCATGGAAGTGGTCGATCTGCGCTGCCAGCAGCTGTTCGGCTTCGTGCCGGACTACGAAGTCATCTGGCCGGAGCTGAAGGTGCTCGATGGCGTCCAAGCCGAGCAGGTGAAGACTTCCAAGCAGAAGCGGGTCATGGAGCAGTTCCAGGCCCGGCTCACCACCGGCCGCGAAGCGTCTTCGATCCTGCGCACTGAGGGCCTGCTCAACATTGAGACCGAGGTCTCGAAGGGCCTGCGCGAAGTCGAGCCGATGGGGCCGAACGACGGCGATCCGTCTGCGGTCGCCCTCGACGCGCAGAAGCAGCAGGCCGACGCCCAGAACAAAGCCAAGGAGAAGAAGGACCCCAAGTCCAAGAAGTGAAAGTTTCCGCCGAGCCCATCATCCACAAGGACGAATACTCCGCTCTCGTCGAGACGGAGGTGATGGCGTATTTCATCGAGGTGATCTTCGAGCCCCTGCGCGACTTGGTGGCGGACGCGGGCCTGCGGGCCAACGAGCGCCGGAGCGACGATCACAGCGCGCTGTGGGATGCGCTGCTTCTCGGCACGGTCTGGTACGCTGCTGGCGTCTTCACCGGCAAGTTCAACGCCGCCATCAGCCGTGAGCTGCGCGCGATCGGCGCCCGCAAGACTGCGCTCGGGTTCTACCTCGCCGCGATGAATCTGCCCATGGGACTGCGCGGCGTGATCAGTCTGTCGACGGCGCGCAGCGTGGGCGTCCACAAGGCGGTTTTGTCGTTTTTGGACCAAGCCGCGGAGAATCAGATTCGCACCGAGCCGGGCGTCGTCTTTCCGAAGACTGTTGACATCATCGTCAAGGATTTGCAGAAGCAGCTGACCGGAACAATGTCAGGCGTCAAAGGACTTCCGGCTCCATCGCCCGCCCCCTCGGATCTGACGGAGTCGCTGCGAGAGGGACTTACACAGGGCACGAACCGGGCAATCAAAAATTTCTCGTTTGAGGCAACCCAACAACTCCGTGCCAAGGTCCTGCAAAATCTCCGTGATGGTGGACGAGTTGATCGACTCGCTCAAGTCATCGAGACGGAGTTTGGCGTCTCTCAACGCAAGGCCCGCATCATCGCCGAGACCGAGACCGCGCAGTTGGTCTCTGGTTTCCGCCGATCGCGTTACGAATCTCTGGGCAGCACTGAGTATCGCTGGAGTACCAGCCACGACGAGAAGGTCCGCCCCACCCACGGGGAGTCCAACGATCACCGCATCCTCGACAACCGAGTTTTCACGTGGGCTTCGCCGCCCGTCGTCGACTCCGCCACCGGCCGCCGGTGCCACCCCGGGGATGACTACGGTCCGTGTCGTTGTGTCGCCCGACCCATTTTCAACCTCCTAGCCGCATGAGCTGCCTCACCGTCACTCAGTTTCTGCGCTATGTCGACACCGACCGATTCAACATCGCGCCGGCCTCGAAGAAGTTCGACTGCAAGTTCCTCGAACCCGGGTTCGTCTCGTACCGGGACGTCGGCGGCAAGCTGGAGCTGTTGAAGAAGGAGACGATCGAGCGAGCGATGCCTTCCGCCGTGGGCAGCCCGATCACCGTGGGCCACGTCATGGTGACGGCGGAGAACCGGGCGGAACTAGAGAACGGCATCATCGAGAGCTGGTATTTCAATTCGGAGGACGGCTGGTATCACGTCAAGGGGACTGTCGAAACGGACAACGCGATTCAGCTGATTCGGAAGGGGTACCGACCCTCCTGCGGGTTTGCGGTGACCGACCTCGGCCCGGGGGGTCGAGACCACGGCATCCGCTACGATCGGGAGATCACCGGACTTATCTTCAATCACCTCGCCATCGTCGAGCGCCCGCGATACGCCGGAGCGGATTTTCGTCTGAACCACATCACGTCAGTCAACCCAACCATGAACGTATTCAAGTTCCTCAGAAAGCTCGTCACGACCGAAACCGTGGACGGCAAGCCGGTCGAGAAGGTCTCGACTGTTCCGCATGAGGCTTCCGGTGACACGGAAGTCGAGATCGACGGCTGCAAAGTCCGTCTCAACGAGCTATTCGACGCCTACCTCAAAGAGACGGCGGAGGCTTTCACCATCACGCCCGAGACCGCCCTGGAGATTTCCGGCAAGACGGTCACCATGGGTCAGCTGGCCGACGCGTATCGCAAGAACCGCGCCAACGCCGCCCCCGCGGAAACCGCCGAGCAGAAGGCCGTCCGCGAGAAGGCGGAGGCCGATGCCAAGGTTGCGCGTGAAAACGCGCTGAAGACCGAGACGCCGGAGGCCAAGGCGGCTCGCGAAAAGCAGGAAGCCGACGACAAGGCTGCCACGGACAAGAAACGTGAGAACGACCAAGCGGCGTTCTTCACCCTCCGCGCCGCCAGCGCGACCCCGAAGGTCGACGGCGGGTTCTCCACCACTTCCGGCTCGCTCAAGGAAAAGTGCGAGATCGGGGCCAAACGTTACTAACCGCAACCATCAACTCAGACCATCATGTCCTTCCTCAGTCAGACCATGAATACGTTCACGCAGGCCCCGATTCTGGGTCTCGTGGACCTCATCCCCTCGCCGGAGGTCATCTCCGTGCAGCTCAGTCCGTCCACTGCCGCCGTGTGCCAAGTCGGCTCGGCGCTCAAACTGATCGGCGGCCAAGCGGCCCTCCCGATTGTCGATGTGTGCTCCGGCCCGACCGACGGCCCGGTGTTCGCCGTCGTCCCCTACAACAACCGCAAGAACACGTACTCCGCGGGCGAAATCCTGAATGCCGTCATGAAGGGTACGTTCGTGTATCTGCGGTCCAGTGCCGCCATCAACCGCGGTGACAAGGTCACCACGACCGCGGCCACCACCACGACGGATCCGTTGGTGACGACCGTCTCGACCCCGACCACGCAGTACGTGACCGGCGTCGCCATCGACCTCGCGACCGGGGCCGACCAGCTCATCCGCATTCGGATTGCCCCGAGTCTTAACGGCGCTGTCTAAGCGCTCCACCCAATAACCAAAACATCTCAACCATGAAATCCGTTCTTCTCCGGCCCACTGGCCGATTCAATGAACAGGGTGTCGAGATCGTGGAGCCGCAGTTCCTCGACAATCGCCACACCGCGAGCAAGTCTCTCTATCAAGGGGCGAATCGCAACAATGGCCTCGACACCCGCTACAATGCGGCCGGCGTCTCGGTCGAAAACGCGACGGGATACCAGATCCTGATCGACACGATGACGTACATCAAGCAGCAGGAGTCCAAGCAGACCTACTACGAGCTGGGCTCGTTCGGCCTGACTCCGAGCAGCTTCGTGCCGATCGCCGTGGGCGACGGCTCGTGGGCCGCGAACATCCTCACCCGCCGGACCTACGCCAACGCCGGCGACTTCGAGGCGGGCCTCACGCGGCAGGGCTCCAACAACGAGCGCTCGACGCAGTCCGACGTGTCAATGGACTCGGTCACGCTGCCGACGTTCATCTGGGACGACGGCGTGTCCTACACGCTCGCGGAAATCGAACAGGCCCTGGTGGCGTCCAACTGGGACATCATCGCCTCGAAGCACGCCAGCCGCATGAAGAAGTGGCAGCAGGGCATCCAGATCACCACGTTCCTCGGCACCAAATCGAAGAACATGGAGGGGTTGTTCATCAACACCGCCACCAACGTCAACACGGCGCTGATTACGAAGTACATCAGCAGCATGAGCGCCGCGGAGTTCCTCACCTTCGTGCAGACGCTCATCTCGACGTACTGGACGAACACGAACTCGACGGTGCTTCCGACGCACTTCGTCATCCCGATGATCGACTACCTCGGTCTGATGGTGCTCGTCCCCGGCTCCGCCGGCACGTTCCCGGTCCCGATGCTCACCTACCTGGAGAACGCCTTCAAGACGCTCTGCGGGCCGAACTTCAAGATCATCGGCAACGCCTACGCGGACGCCACGAACTCGAACAACCTGCGCGGGGTGAACAAGAACACCTACGCCCTCTACCGGCACGACCCGGAGACGCTCCGCCGCGACATCCCGGTGGACTTCACCGTCACGCAGCCGCAGACGATCAACAACTGGCAGTTCCAGGACGTGGCCTACGGTCAGGTCACGGGCGTCGGCTTCTACAAGCCGCTCGAAGTGCTCCTGTTCCAGTTCTAACCAGCAAACCACCCAGCCATGAGAGATCCCAAACCCGTCAAACCGACTGTCACCCCCGTGGTGGCGGCCGTTCCGCCCGTCGTCGCTGCTCCCGCAGCGGCGCCGATCAAGGCCGAGGAAGTGGTGCGTGTCTACAACCGTAGCACGCGCCAGACCTTCGAGCACGGAAAGCACAAACTGCCGCCGTCCATGTTCGTCAACGTCCCGCGGGACGTGGCCGATCGCTGGCTGCGGCTGTTCCCGGACACCGTCGTCGAGGCCGCCATTGCTCAGAAAGAGCTGGGCGGCGCGGCAGCGGAACTGGCGTTGGTACGCGACGAGCTGGCCGCAGCGAAGAAGCGCATCAGCGAACTCGAAGAGCAGTTGAAGGTAGCTCAATCCGTCTGATCGATGTCCTACGTCCTCCCCACCATCCCGGATTTCAAGGCGCAGTTTCGACGGGATTTCCCGTTCGCGACGCCCTTGGCTTCGCCCGGGGTGGTGGGAGCGACGGCCAGTGCATCGGTCGATAGTGGTCAGCATGTCACGGCCATCGCCGTGGTCACTCCGGGCAGCGGGCTTCCCACCAACCCGACCCCGATTGAAGTCGTCATCTATGGTGGGGGTGGCATTGGCGCCTCGGCGCAGGCCACAGTCGTCAGCGGGGCGGTGACCGTCATCGCCATCACGAATCAAGGAATCGGATACGCCACAGCGCCGACGGTCTACGTGCCGATCGGAGGCGACAACACCAACGTCAAGCAGGTGTCGGATTTCGACATTGCCGGAGCGTTCGCTGCCATGAGCGTGAATCTCACGCAGCAGCTTTTTGCCTCCCAGTCTTCTTTCACCCGCGGCTACAATCTACTGGCCGCCCACTATCTTTGCGAAGCTCTGATGGCGTCGGGCACCGGGCTCGGCGGTCAAGCGCAATGGCTCACCGCATCCAAGACCGCGGGGAATGTCACCGAGTCGTTCTCCATCCCGGATCGCGTGCTCAAGAGCCCCATCCTTTCCAAGTTGTCCAAGACCACCTACGGGGCGCAGTTCTTGGAGCTCATCTCGCCGCAGCTCATCGGGAACTTCAAGTCCTTCTATCGGCCAACCCTTCCGTGAACACCGTCAAGTCCAACTTCACCGGGCTTCAGACGCTTCAGCGTCAGGTCGGGGAGCTGACCGGGTTCAAGGCGCAGGTGGGGCTCTTTGCCGACAATGCGGGGCGCGTCGCCGAGCGGGGCCGCATCGCCCACAACCCGAGCCTCGGCTACATTCACGAGTTCGGCATGACCTACTCCGTGGTCAGCACCAAGACGACCATCAGCATCCCCGAACGGTCGTGGCTGCGCGTGCCGCTCATGCTGCACCTCGCGCCACTGGTGCAGGAGACTGGCGCCCGCTGGTTCGCTCTCATGGCTCGCCACGGAGTCAAGCGGGGGCTGGCGCATCTCGGCACCCTGGCGGAGGACGTCATCCAGGAGGCCTTCGCCACTGGCGGCTACGGGCTCTGGCCCGCCTTGGCTCCGCACACCGTCCGACGCAAGGGCTCATCGGCCATCCTCATTGAAACGGCGCAGATGCGCCGCGCCATCGCTTCCCGAGTCGTATGATCGCCTCCACTGGAATCCCCTGCGCCCGAGACCTGACCGTGCAGGAAGCGGTCAATCCGTTGCCCTCGCTGCGTGAAACCATCACGGGCTGGTTTCGCCCGCTCACGCTTACCCGCATCACCAAGTCCCAAGTGGATTTCGAGACGAAGGAGGTCCGGCAGGAGATCAACTGCATGGGGCTCATCCAACCCTTCGGCCCGAGGGAACTGAAGCTGAAGGCAGAGGGCCAGCGCGCCTGGAACTGGCAGATGCTGCACACGACAGCCGACGTCGCCCTGAAGGATGACGAGGAGTTCACCGTGCGGGGTCTGCGCTACCGGGTCATGAGCCAGAAGGACTGGTCCGGTGACGGTTACATGCTCTACGAGCTGGTGCAGGATTACGTCAACAGCCCCACCAACGCCAATGGCGACTGAACCTCTCAAAGTCATTGCAGACATCATTCGGATCGAGCTTCGGCTGAAGAACGATCAGGTGGTGGTCTACAACCAGCGGTTCGCGATCCCCACGGATGATCGGCTCTACGTGAGCGTCGGGCTGGCCGGGCTGCGGACTTTCGGCAGCAGCAACCGGCACGTCCCCGACCCCATCACCGGGGAGTTGATTTCCCAGCAGCGGATCAACCGGCAGGAGGCGTATTCAATTCACGCTTACAGCCGGGGCTCCGAGGCGCGGCTGCGCAACTGGGAGATTCCGCTGGCGCTCAAGAGCGACACCGCGCAGCGCTGGCAGGAGACCAACGGCATGAAGATCGGCGAGGTCCCGGCGACGATGAGCGACGCCTCTGAACTCGATGGCACAGCCATCCTCAACAAATATGCCTTGCTGGTGAACGCCCTTGTGGCGTATCAGAAGGAGTCCTCGGTCCCGTATTTCTCAGTGTTCTCGATTCCACCCGTCGTCGTACCCAACCCATAACTCGCCATGTCATTCATCGACATCACCAACTTCGTGACGGTCAGTGTGTCGTCACCGCCCGCCGGCTTTGCGGACTATCAGGTCAACAACCTTGCGATCTTCACCAAGGAGACGCCGGTCAACGTCGCCATCACCGCGGCCAACCCCGGCATCTACGTCAGCCCGGCCGACGTGCTCGCCGACTGGGGCGCGGGCAGCGAAGTTTATTCGCAAGCGCTCCTCGTGTTCTCGCAGAGCCCGAACATCCTCGATGGCGGCGGATCGCTCGTCATCTCGCCCATGCAGTCGGGCGATCTGTTGAAGGACGTCATCCCGGTGGCCATCACCAAAGTCTTCTTCGGCGGCGCCATCTGGGCCGGCTACAGTCCGAACGACGCCGAGATTCTCGCCGCCGGCACGGCCTGTGAAGCCCTGCGTGTGAAGCTGTTCGTGGCGACCTTCGCCACGGCGGACATGACCACCACGACCGGCATCCTCTGGAAGCTGGTCAACGCGAATCTGAAGCACTCCCGCTGCCTGCTCTATTTGGGCGCGACACCCACCGCGCTGGCGGCTCGCGCCATGGCGGCGGCCTACGCCGGCCGGGCGCTCTCCGTGGACTTCACGGGTCCGGCCACGACATCCACCATGCACGGCAAGACGCTGGCGGGCATCGTGGCGGACACCGCCATCACCCAGACCATTCTCAACACCGCCCAGACAGTCGGCGTGGACCTCTACCCGAATGTGGGTGGTGGTGCCCAATACGCCGGCAAGGTCTTCTGCTCGGGCACGAACGACTTCTTCGACAACGTCTACAACCTCGACTGGTTGGTCTTCGCTCTTCAGGTGGCCGGGTTCAACGCCCTCACCACGGTGGGCTCGAAGATTCCCCAGACCGAGCCCGGCATGTCGGTGCTCAAGGGCGCCTACCTCTCGGTCCTCCAGCAAGCGGTCACCAACAACTTCGTCGCCCCGGGCGTGTGGAACTCGCCGGAACTGTTCGGCATCCCGCAGGACCTCAAGCGCAACATCCTCGACCTCGGCTACTACCTCTACAGTACGCCGGTCAACGCCCAGACGCAGGCCCAGCGTGTGGCCCGGCAAGCGCCGCTCGTGCGCATTGCGGTGAAGTACGCCGGCGCCATCCACAGCTCATCGGTTATCGTAAGCGTAAACCAGTAACCCTCCAGCCTTTACTACCATGCCCGCAGTTTCTCTCACTGGCAACGACACTCTGGTTATCGGCGGACTCACGATCACCGACACCTCGGACGGCGACTGGTTCGTCCTGACCTACGACAACGACCTCGCCAATCTGAAGCGCGGTAAGAACGGCAACGCCATCTTCGCGGAGAACGCAATGGGGCCGGTCGGGGTCGCCACGCTCCGACTGATCCGCGGCTCGCAGGACGACAAAGCCTTGAACTCGCTGCTCCAGCAGCAGATCCAGGACTTCGCCTCTTTCGTCCTGCTCAACGGCCAGTTCGTCAAGCGAGTCGGTGACGGCCAAGGCAACATCACCGACGACGTCGGCCAGATGTCGGGAGGCATCTTCAAGCGCAACGTGGACGCGAAGTCCAACGCCGAAGGTGACACCGAGCAGAGCGTCGCACTTTATCGCTTCGAGTTTGCGGACGTGCAACGCGGCCTGTTCTGACCTTCGGCGCCGGGCGGGAAAGAGGAAGGTCTCTTGGGGTCTCCTTCCTCCGACTCTCGGGTGACCGTGAGCCCCGCTCGGCGTCGTTCCTGACCCCGAAACAAACTGCACATGAAAGACCCTATCCTACTCAAAAGCGGGGCCAGTCTCACCGTGAGCTTGGCTTCTTTCGCAGACGGCACCCGGCTTCTCCGGGTCGTGGCGCGCGAACTGGCGGCAGTCAACTTCGACATGGACCTCGTCAACTTCGAGGAGCTGTCGGGCAAGGACGTGAACGTGCTCAAAAGCGCCATCTGCCAGCTGGTGCAGTCCGAGGCCATCGAGGGAGTCCTGAAGGACTGCATGAAGAAGTGCCTCTACAACGGCACTCGAATTGTATTCCCGGATACGTTCGAGGCGGAAGACGCCCGGCAGGATTATCTGCCCGTGGTGTGGGAGGTGATGAAAGCCAATCTCCGCCCTTTTTTCGCGGGCCTCAGCTTGTCGTCCTCAACAAGCAAAGAGCCCAGCACGTCCGACCCGAAGTCCGAATCACCATGAGCAACACCACCCTGATGGCTTTGCGGCTGGCCCGCGAAGGCTTCTGGGGTGGCCAACCCGAACGCATCCAACAAGCACCACTCGATCTCGTCCTCGACGCCTGGGAGTTCGTGAACTTCCAAGCTGAATACGAAGAGACGACGATCGAACTCAACAAACCCAAAACATGAAAGTTGCCGAAATCTACGCGGACCTGGGCTTCAAGGTGCAGGGCGCGGACGACCTCAAGGCTTTCGACACGATGCTCAAGAGCATTGCGCAGTCGGCGCGCAACGCAGCTTTGGCGCTGAGGATCTTGGCGCGCACGCCGGGCTTCAGCCAGATCACTGGCCGGTCAGGCGGGGGAGGGGGCGGCGGCGGGGGTGGGGGTGGCGGCAACCGGCGGCCGGTTCTCGGGCCGAACCAGTCCATCGTCCCGGGCAACCCCAATTTCATCGGGCCTCTGGCTCCGCAGACGGTGGCGCCCACGCAGGGCAACACCGCGGTGAATCAAGGTCTCAAGAGTCTGACCACCTTCGTCAAGCAGCTGGTCGGAATCGGGTCCCTCGCCTACGCGCTGAAGGCGCTCATCGGCGGGTTCTCGCGCATGGTCAAAACGTCCATGGAGGCGAGCTTCGGCCTCGACAAGTTCACGCGGCAGACCGGGGTGACCCTCGCCGAGATGAAGCGTTGGGAGCAAATCGCAGCTGCCAACGACGTGACCGCCGAGGAGATCATGGAGAGCCTGAAATCTCTTCAGCAGAATGCACAGCAGATCGCCATGGGCAATGGCGGCACCAACGCGAACCGCTGGGGTATCGACCCGCTGGTGGCGTTGACGAATCCAGGCGCCATCTTCAAACGCTTCCAGGAGGTGACCCAGGGCATGACGCAGGCGCAGGCAATGGCGGTCGCCCAGAACGCCGGCATCTCCGAACGAGTGGCCCAGATGCTTCTGCGCGAGCGGGAGCACCCGACCACGGTACGCGAGGGCCTCGCGCAGACGGAGGACCAGTTGAAGGCCGTGCGGGACCTCGGGGCGGCATGGAACACCCTGAAGGTCACGCTCTCATCTCTGGCGGACAAGATCACAGCCGACGTGGCGCCCGCCTTGAACAGTGTGTTGAGTTTCTTCACGCGCATCGCAGCCGCTCTCACCATCAGCAATCAACTGCGCCAGTTGGTCACGGGCAGTGCCGGGTCGGGTTTTGGGGGAGGCATGATGCCTGCGACGCTAGCGCTCCCACTCCTGAAGGGTTTGATCAACCAAGCCCCCTCGACAACGAAAGTAGACAACCAGATCAACGTGAGCATCGACGGCGCTGCGCGGCCACAGGACACCGCCAAGGCGACCGCTTCTGCGATTGATCGAATGCTCTCGGACGCTTACTATGGGCGTCAGGCACCCTATTTCGTCGGCGCCAACTAACCAACCTTCACGTGAACAACATCGTCCCGACCGACTCCGCGAGCGTCTTCGCCGCCCTCAACACGCTGGTGTTGAACTCGGCGGCGCTGGCCATCGTGCGACCGGACAACCCGCCACCGGGGATTGCCGGATTCGTGCTCGATGTGGTGGAGGACGACGGCGTGGAGTTGGAGAGCGACATCACCGACCACTTCCTCGAAGACAACACCGCGGTGCAGGATCAAATCGCCCTGCGCCCGGAGGTGGTGACGGTGACGGGTCAGGTCGCGGAAGTGGTGCGCACGATCCCGCGAACCAAGATCGAGGCGCCCGTGCCCAATCCGCTGCCGTTGATTCCTGAGATGCTGCCAGTGTTCACTCCGGGCGCCGAGGCGCAGCAGCAACAGGCCGCGGAGGATGCCGCTGACCTCAAGGCCTCCATCACGGACGACCAGACGCTCTACGGCTACTACACCTCCCGCCTGCCGCAGCAACCCAACCAGACCAAGCAGAGCGTGGTATTCGGCTACCTCTACCAGCTCTGGAAGGGTCGCCAGTTGTTCTCGGTCGAGACCCCGTGGGGGATCTTCACGAACATGGCGATTCTCAGCATGGGGGCCAAGCAGCCCGCCGTGTCCAAGTCGGTTTCGGAGTTCAGCGTCACTTTCAAGAAGATCCGCGTGGCGCGCAGCATCACCGTGGTGCCGGGACTGTTGGCGGGCCGCTCGGTGTTTCAACAAGCCGGCATCAGTCAGAACGGGACCATCGGCCAGCTGCCGCTCTCCAGTTCGCAGATCAGTCAGTACATCGCGCGCACGGCGCCCACGTCGCCATGACCACCATCACCGGACTCACTGACCAGCCGAAGCAGCAATCTACCGTGGTGCTGCCGGACGGCTCGCAAGTGTCGTTGTATCTTGAATACCGCTCGCAGTCTGCGGGCTGGGTGCTGGACGTGGCTTGGCAGACTTTCGGAGTCAACGGACTGCGGCTGACGGCGTCGCCGAACGTGATGCGTAAGTGGCAGAACATCGTGCCGTTCGGACTGGCCGTCCTCACGGCGGGCAACGCAGAGCCCGTCACTCTCGCCGCTCTGGCCGACGGCACGACCACCCTGCTGTTGCTGGACCCGACGGACATTGCTCAGATCAACGCGACAGCTTACCCCGGCAACTGATGCAAAAACTCGGGCGAGTCTATTCGTTGAAGGTGGAGGTCGATACCGGCATCGCTGGTGTGTCGCCACTGCGCCCCGAGTTCCAAGCGAACAAGAACGTCACTATCACGCTGCCCTACACGGTCGAGTTTGAGATCTCGCGGCAGAACCAGAGCTTCGCCCAGACGGCGACGTTCCGCATCTTCAACCTGTCGGAAGTCACCCGCAACGCGCTCCAGAAAGATCGCTGGCGCTATCAGAACCGGGCGATTCAGTTCCGCGCTGGCTACGAGTCGCCCAGTGGCAACTTCATGCCGCTCGCCTTCAACGGGCAGGTCCTCCAGGCGTACAGCTGGCGTCGGGGCGTTGACTTCATCACGGAGATCGAGGCGTTCGACGGCGGGCTGGCGCAGACCCTCGGCACGGTGGCATTCACGCAAAAGGCCGGCGCTTCCGCTGCGGAGACGGTCACGAAGCTGGCCACCCTGCTGCCCTTCCAGTCGGGCGTACCGATCGTGGGCTCGTTCCCGGTCACGAACCTACGCGGCGAAGTCTTCTTCGGCAACACGTGGCAGTTCATCCTCCAGAAGACGAAGGGCCAAGCGTGCATCGACAACGGGCAGGTGAAGGCCCTCAACTTGAACGAGGTGATTGAGGGTGGACTGCCGCTCATCTCCTCGGACACCGGCCTGCTGGGCAGCCCCAAACGCGGCGAGCAGACACTGGATTGCGAGATGCTCTTCGAGCCCCGGCTGACGTTGAACCAGAAAGTGCGGCTGGAGAGCACCACGGTGCGTCAGTACAACCGCGAGTGGAAGGTCATTGGCTTCGATCATCGCGGAATGATTTCGCCGTCAGTGGCTGGCGACTGCATCACCAACGTGCGCCTGTTCTTCACCCAGACCGACCTGCTCGCCGTGGAAGGAGTGCCGATCACATGAACCAACCAGTCGCCACCCCCAACCCTCCGACCCTGCGGTCCTTGATGGATTCGCTGAAGGTGGAGATCTTCAACGAACTCAACTGCCACTTGCTGGGCACGATCACCGAGTACAACAAGAATACGCAGGTGGCGAGCGTGCAGATCTCCTCGCTGCGCGTGCTGCCGGATGGGTCGCAGGTGCAGTATCCACTTCTCACGGACTGCCCGGTCTTCGTGGCGGGAGGGACGGGAGGGTTCCTCCTCTTCCCAATCAAGGTGGGTGACCCCTGTCTTGTGCTATTCCACGATACCGACTTCGACAAGTGGTTCACCACAGGCAACGTCGTGGCGCCCAACAGCAGTCGGACGCACAGTCTCAGCGACGGACTCGTGCTACCAGGGTTCCGCAGTCTGGCAAATGCGGTGGTGGGGGACGCCTACATCCACCTGAAGAACACGGCAGGCAACTGTGAGGTCCTTCTGTACGACACCGGCGAACTCAATGTGATCGGGCGGACCAGCGGAGGCGGCGTCAGCTTCTTGAAGCTGACCAATAAGGTGAACCTCGGCAACTTGACGGGTGTGACTCTGGGCGCTGCCCTGGACAACCTCTGCACGGCTTTGGAGGCGTGGGTCAACACGGGTGGGTCCACCCCCAACACAGCTACGATTGCCGCCATTGCAGCGGTGCGATCACAACTATCGGGCCTCCTCTCATGAGCATGATCTTTCGCGGCATCACCGCAACGAGCGATTGGACCTTTGGTCGAGGGCGAAGCAGCTACTTCACGCGGGAGCAAGCCATCGCGGCCAACATCCGCACCCGGCTGCTGTTCTTCCTGAACGACTGTTTCTTCGCGATGAACTTCGGCGTCGATTGGTGGAATCTGCTGGGGGCGAAGAACCCCACTGCCGAGGCCAACATCCTGCTCCAGACGCGCGCCATGCTCGCCAAGTGCGAGGGGGTCGTGCGCATCAACTCCGTCAGCACGCAGATGCAGGCTATTCCGCGACGATTGACTCTGAGCTATAATGTTGACACGACATTCAGCCGCAACGTGACGGGTGCAGTTCAAATTTCCTAACCATGCCCACCAATGCCATTGACGCCAGCGGGCTTCAAATCCAGACCAGCGACGAAATCGTAGCTGAGATCCTGAACGGCACGCCGGACTACCCGGGAATGTATGCCGTCTACGGGTCGGACATCAACGTCGACCCGAACAGCCCCGACGGGCAGATGATCAACATCATCGCGCAGGCGAAACTGGATGTGCTCCAGTTCCTCCAGCAGATCTACAACAGCATGGACCCGGATCAGGCGGTCGGCGTTTCGCTCGATCAACGCTGTGCCATCAACGGAGTCTTCCGTCAGGCGGGCTCCTACACGGTGACCAATATCACGCTGGTCGTCGATCGGGCGCTGACCTTGGCGGGCCTGGACACGGCGCCGGACGCGCCCTTCACGGTCTCCGACGCCAGCGGCAATCAGTTCCAGTTGATCACGACCTACGTGTTCAGCGCCGCAGGCACGCAGGCCCTCGCCTTCCAAGCCAAGACACTGGGCGCGGTTCAGACCATTCCCAACACGATCACGACCGTGGTAACCATCACGCTGGGCATCCTCAGCGTGAACAACCCCACGGCGGCCACGTCGATTGGCTTGGCGGAGGAGACCGACTACAACCTGCGTATCCGCAGATCCAATTCGGTGGCCCTCCCGAGCAAGGGGTTCCTCTCTGGTTTGTACGGGGCGCTCATTGACACTGTGGGGGTGACGAGCGCCGTGGTGCTGGAGAACGACACGAACGCCCCGGACAGCAACGGAGTCCCGGCGCACTCCATCTGGTGCATCGTCACTGGCGGAGCCCTGGTGGACATCGCCAACGTGATCTACACCAAGCGTAACGCCGGCTGCGGGATGAAAGGCGCGGTGACTTACTCCATCACACAGGTGGACGGCACCACTTTCGTGGTCCTGTTCGACAGACCCACGAATGAGAACCTCTACATCAGCTTCAACACCGCAGCAGTCACTGGGACGGTGGACCGGGTCTACATCCGCAATCAACTTCTCGCGCTGCTGTCATACAGTATCGGTCAGAGCGCGGACGCCAGCGCCATCACGGCCCTCCTGAAGTCGATCGCCCCCAACGTGGCGTTCAGCAACGTGTCCGTCTCGGGGGATGGCTCGACTTACTTCGGGGGTTTGCTTGCGCCCACGGCGGTCAACTATCAGTTCCAGCTGGCGGCAGCCCGCATCATCATTGACGGATCTCACCCGTGAGCCTGCGCACTCTCACCGACTACTACACCAACCTCCTGAGCTACGCCTACCGTAGCCAGCCGAAGGCCCAGCAACAGATCCAGCTCTGGAGCAAGCAGGCTCTCGGAGATTTCTTAGCGGCTGACCTGAGCACGTGCTTCGTGCTCGATACCGCGGTGGGCGCCCAGCTCGACATTCTCGGCAAGTACATCGGTGTCGCCCGCAACATCGGCACCGGGACCCCCCATTCCTATTTTGGTTTGTGGGATTACGCCAGCACGCTGGGTCCTGCGCTATACAAGGGAACGTGGGACCCAGCTAGTGATTCACCGACGCTGCCTGCTGCCGCCGGCGGGAACAACGGTTGGTGGTACGCCATCCAGGTGCCGGGCACCTCTACCTCACCCATCGCGGAGACTTTCGCCGCGGGCGACGTGATCGTGTCGAACGGTTCGGTATGGGCCAAGAGCACCTTGGACAACGCAAACGGGCTGACCGACTACACGAATCTGGCGACCAATGCGCTCGCCGAGATGTACTCCTACAGCACCGCAGGGACCAACGTGGCGGACTTGTCCGACTCGGACTACCGTCAGGTCCTGAAGTTTCAGGTCATCCGCAACGCGAGCGACCACACCCTCGCGTCCATCATGGCGGCGCTTCACGAGGTTTTCCCGGGGCTCATCCAGCTGGTAGACAACACGGACATGACCATGAGTTATTTGGTCTCCGTGGCGTTTCCGCTCTCGCCGACACTGCTTGAACAGTTCCTTCCGCGTCCGATGGGGGTCGGAATTACGGTCACGATCATCACGCCTTCAGGTGGTGGCGGGGCGTTGTTGACAGAAGGCGGCGACTTTCTTACGACTGAAGACGGGGATCATCTCGTGCTCGGTTGAATTTTCCCATGAACAAATTCCTAAGACTCTTTGCTCTCGGCGCCCTCCTCGGGGGGTTGCGTGCGGCCGACGTTCCGATTTCAGGCCTGCCAGCCGCTGGCACAATCACCGGCACCGAGGTGACTGTCGTGGTGCAGGGGGGCGTCACCAAGAAGGCGACGGTGGTCGGACTCGCTCCGGGGTTGCCGGAGGCGACGGTCAGTGTGCCCGGCCTAATGCCGGCTGCGGACAAGACCAAGCTCAATGCCGCCACCAACTCGAACACCGCCTCGGCCATCGTGCAGCGCGATGCGAGCGGCAACTTCTCCGCGGGCACCATCACCGCCAACTACGTCACGGGCTTGTCCAGTCCGGTGAACGGCAGCGATGCCGCCAACAAGTCTTAT